TCTTGTTTGTCAAGACCTGAGAACCCGTCAGCGTGACAACAGTCGAGTCGATGCTAATCGTTCGGGCTGCCGAGCCGTCGTAAGTCGTACCGGAGTTGAGTTGCAGCCCTGTGCTTACGGTCAAAGCATTAGGATTAGCTGCCGTGATAGTTCCCGAGGCTCCGAGTGCTACCGTGACGCCGTTGTAAGTCACCGAACTATTCGTCAGGCTTGCATTGCCAATATTACTCAGCGTGTTGTTTGCACCGCTGATGGTCTTGTTAGTCAGCGTTTCAGATCCGGCCAGCGTTGCCAGGGTTCCCGTGGTGGGAAGTGTCACATTGGTTGCGCCGGTCTGCGTGAGCGTTAAGTCATGCGCACCGGAAAGCGTTAACGAACCCCCCAGCGTAATGGTCTTGCCCGTGTTGGCTACGCCTGTACCACCGTTAGCGCCAATCAGGATGCCGTTGAGCGTGATAGCACCTGTGGTAGCCACCGCTGGCGTTAAACCCGTTGTTCCAGCACTAAAAGACGTTACCCCACCTGTGAGCGCAAAGTCCCGCCAGGCGCTATTTGCATAACCCTCAAAGGTCTGCGTTGTGGAGTTGTATCGAATAATGCCATTTGAGGGCAGTCCGGTCCGTTGCCCTGTGGTTCCTACTGGAACAAGCATACCCGCCGTTCCAGGAATCGTGGGGTTGTCCGCTAAGCCAACCGTGGGGTCACCGGCATTTCCTGTGCCGTTGGATACGTCAATTTCATTAGCCGTACCTTGCAGCGTCACAACACCTACACTGTTACCACTAGTCCGGGTAAGTAGCCCGACCCCAGTGGACTGCGCAAGGTAAAGCGGCATACCCGTTAAGGAGATCGTTGGGTTACCCGCAACCCCGCTACCATCAGCCACACTCAGACCTGTCGTTCCAGCCGCGATAGAACGCGCTGTGAGCGTTGTTGCGCTGGTCTTGACCTGAATACCCGTTCCCGCTGATACGAGGCTTGCAGCCGCTCCAGAGAGGCTGAGATTAAGGGTTGAGCCAGCACCGTTGTCCGTGAGCGTTAGACCGCCGCCTGAAGTGCTTAATTGGCGTGACTGCGAAAGCGAGCCTTCACTGGTTGCCGTGACAAAGCTGTAACCCGTAACAGGAACCGCCGCAATGTCACCGACCGTGGTCTGCACAGTCACCCCGCTCTGCACAATCGGCACCTGCTCAGTGCCAGTCAGCGCGGCTGCGATCGGGAGTTGCGTGATCGTCTGATTAGGCATATTCAGGGACTGGGTTGAAGGTTTATACCGTCGACGTTGCCGTCATTTTCAGGTGTTTCGGTGTTCTGCTCTGTGGAAAGTACGATCTGCTGCACCCCGTTGGTCAAGATTGAGTTGGGATCAACTGCTACCGAAACGTCAGGTCTTGGAAAACGCAAGTTAATGCGCTCGGTCTGCCGCGCCGGGAGCCGGTAAGGGTCTTTTTGATCCGCGCAACCTTCATTGCAAACCCTCAAACCCGCAAAGTTCGGGTCATTCATCAACACCGAATACGGACGTTTCATCCGGCAGCGGTCGCAAATCGCAATCGCTAGCGATGAGTATCCGGTGGTGTCAAGGAAGATAGGCATGTTACGCCGTGTAAACGCTGATATTCGGCGCGAAGTAGATAGGAGAACGGTCGCGTTCTTCCTGTTCGGCCAGGTTCAGGTACTTTTCGGCTTGCGTTTCGAGGTACTGAACCCGATCAAGAGGAACTGCGGGCAGCTCAAGCGACAACTGATGGCTGAGCATGGCGAGCGTGGCCAGGTACCACCTCTGAGGGATCTGCAAATCATCGGTCAGGTCACCCACATCCATGATCTGCTTTGAATACCACACGACCATCTGAACAAATGGCTCAGAAGGCACTGGCCAAAGGTAAATTTCAGGCTGCGGGATAGTGCGGTTGAACCAAAACTGATAGGGCTGGTTAGCCGTGAAGTTTTTGTTAGGCAGGTTGGTGTAATCATCACGATTCAGACGCGACATCGTGATCTCACGCGACTGATTACCCACGTAAAACTCACGCAAGGCTAACGTCGTGCCGCTGTAAGCCCTAATTCGGTAATACTGCACCAGTTGACCGGGGTCAATGTCATACCAATGCCACTGATTGTCCGTCACCAGCGTCGTGCCCACATCCTCCAGGGTGTTCCAGGCGATGTTATCCGTCGAGTACTCAAGCGTGTAGGTCCATGTGGCGCTACCGCCGCCTGCAATGTAAGGCAGAACACCAATCGAACCAGCGTAAACAGCGTTATCCGTGCCATAGTTGATTGCGATATTGCCATTTGGGGTGGATTGTTGGGTGTAGGTGTTTATGTTGTTATCAAACGCCAGTCCCGCAATCCCAGTTGAGGAAGAATACCCCCCGCCAGAGTTCGGCGTAGGACGTTGCATGGTGCGATACAACGCATTCAGCACGTCATTAGCACCCACGGGAAGAGAGTAGATGTACTTTTCTGGGGTCAGTCCAATGACTTCTTTTTTGATTGCCCAATACTGAATGCCAATATTGATCAGATTGGTCAGTACAAAACCTAAAGCCTCACGCGCTGTAACGAGTTGCTCGCTAGTGAGTTCTTCGGCTAGCTTACCACACCGGCGAGCGGCATGGTCAATCAGGACTTGTACTGGATAAACCTGACCGTAAGTATCTGAGTAAGCCATTTCACCACCCTGGGCAGTTCCAGCGCTTCATCGATGCTCTTGCTCGAGATTCGCGCTCAGATTTCTTTGCAACCGGTCCCATGCGGGCACAAAACGAGTCGCGCCGTGGGCCGCCCTCGGGCTGAGGAGCTTTCAAGTTTGAGCCGGTGGCTCGGTTGTATTTGGCGCGGCCTTTCGCCGTGAGGCCCGCACCCTGAGACGCCGGTAACTTTTCACCGCGACCGATCGCAAGGCTCGGACCACCGTTCTTAAGCCTTTCAGGAAGTTTTGCATACGTTTTCCCCTTGACGTTAGATTCGGTGTACTCGGCGGCGGTGTCCGGGCGAATGCCAACCTTCTTGGCAAACTTTGGGTTATTTTCTGCCGCCTTCATGAGCCGAAACTGCGCTCTCGACTTGGCTGGCATCTTATTCCCCTGAGTTGTTGATCAAAACAAAGATGAACATCGAAGACACGGCATTGTTGTTGGCGCTGCCAATCGCTGTTGCTTCAATCGTGGTCTTTTCAGGGATCGCCAGTGGGTACTCAAACAAGTAATCCGCTACGCCGTTGTTCAGCGTGGTTACAGCAGCAGTGCGACGAATATTGTCTGTGCCCCTGGTCAGCAATCTGCCCTCAACCTGAGTGGACCCGCTGGCCTGGCCAGTGGAGAACAAGCCCTGCGAAAGGTATGCGGTATAGCCTGCAGGCACCGTGTAGCTTCCAGTGATCGTGGTGTTGTAGTCCAACTTAATAATGTCGTACACGGTCGCGGGAACGCCTGAGGTCACAGTACCCGTGCCGATATAAATATCACCAGCGGCGCCGTTGCCGGAACCTGCTGTCAGCACATACGCATAGTTGATGCGAATGAGCGACGCGGTCATCGTGACAGCCGTCTGACCATTCATGACGACAGTCTCTGAGACCTCGTTGTAGTTTGCGTCCAGACCCTGCACAACAACTGAGCGTGCGCCAGTGCCTGCGGAAGTGTCGTCGGTGCTGGATGAACTGACCGTCATCTGAGTTGCAGACGAGGGGAAAGTGATTAAGCTTGGCAGCGGCCAAACCGACACCTGAGTTGTATCCACATCAGGGTTAAATCCGAAAACCGTAACATTACGGTGGCCCTGGATTTGCCCACGAGCAACTTGCAACTCGAAAGGCTCAAAGGCCCCTTGCCGGGTAATCGAGGAAATGATCGTGGTCATGTCAAACCTTCAAATGTAAAGCAGGGGCCGAAGCCCCTGCCGTTTAGCACGCGCCGCCGTAAGTTTTTTTCTGTACTCCGCCACCTTTTTTGAAGGTTCCGGACTGCAGATCGTTAGCCACCGGCTTCGACACAGGATGACGAGGCATTGCTACGGCGCGTCCGCTATCGACTAGACCCCCCGTAGCATAACGCTTTCCCAACGCACCGCCTTTCTTAAAGCCCCCGGCGTTGCCTTTCTTCACTTCGCCAGTGGTGGTGTTGGTTGGGCCGGGTTTTGACGTCGAAACATTGCCCTCGACCCCGCCACCCTTTGCGTACTTGGCGCTGCCGCCGGACTTGTATCCGCCGGGTTTGCCCATTGCCACGTCGCCAGTCTTCTTCGGAGTGTGATGCTCGCCTGAAGCAGTGTCCATCTTGGTCTTGACATAACCCTTAGCTCCCTTCTCAGAGGCCGCTACGCCAATTACTCCACCTTCTTTGAACCCTGCCTGACCCATCACCACACCGCCCGTCTTGAGCCCTTTGTGAGCTTTAGAAGCGGGCATCGAGGCATGCTTTTTGAGCTTAGCCTCAGTGCCCATCATCTTTTTCATCTCAGCTGCATGCTCAGACTTGCTTTCTCCGCCCTCTTTCATCATGGGGCGAGCCATCATTGCTTTACGGCGCATAGCAATCGAAGGACGTGCCGGAGCCACCGCCGGAGGCATCCCGCCTCGAGCACCGGGCGAAGGCGCAGCCGCAAGACCGCGCATCACCCCACCGTTCATCATCTTCTTAGGCGTCTTGACCGCACCGCCCTTTTTGAGCTTCAGTTCGACTGAAGGCTCGGTGGTCATCATTTTGACCATTGGCTTAAACTGTCCCATCTCTAGTCCTTTCAAGACTGGCCCCGAAGGGCCAGAAACTTAGGTTGGGTTGACAGCAATGCCAGATGTTGCAGCAGTGGGTGCAGCACCATCGACATAGATCTGACCACGAGTGGTCGCGTCAGTGCCGAATTCAGTGATGCCGACCATTGAGCAATCCTTCATCAACAACAAGCCACCCGCCGAAGCTGGCAGTGTTGCTAATCCGTTCATGGTTGTGGAACCTGATTGGACGCTGTTGATAAAGGTGCACTGCTGGAACAACTGCCAACGATCGATGGCCGAAGCAGCCGATGCCAAGACACCCAGCGGAGTTGCTGCCGAGGTTTGGAACGGGAACGTGCAGCCGATGAAGCTGTTACGGGCAGTGCCCGAAGCCAACTCAACCGTTGCATTCGCTGCTGAACGGGCTACCGTATCAAGACCAAGCACGCAGTCAGTGAATGTGTTTTCCTGGCTGGTGACTTTAAGCGTCCGAGCAGCAGAACCACCTGCCGACGCTGCATCACCCATGCCCTGAATGTTCACATTCTGGTACGCATTGCGGCCACCAGCCTCGAGCACACCAATCATGCTTGCCGATCCAGTGCTGAATCCAACAAAAATGTCGATGTTGGCAAACAAGCAGCCAGCGCCTGTGACATTGATGAAGGTATCAGCGCCAAAGGTAGCAGCCGTGTAAGTGCCTGTGGGAGGCGCAATACGCGCACGCTGACCTACCCGAGTTGGAGCGCCCATGCCAATCAAGTGCGTGGCATTCTTGTTCCAGTTCAGGGTGCCGCTAGTTGCAGCAGGTGTGATCGTCTGAGCCAGAGCCGTAGACAATCGAGCCGTGCCACTCGCAGCGCCGTTGCTCATCAGCACAATAACGTCGTTATTGCCTGAGACAGCACGGTTGATCGCAGCGTAAAGCGTTGCTAGAGGGTAGTCAGCGGAACCATCGTTACCGTCAGCACCATTGACCGGGTCAACAAAGTACCAATTTCCCGAGAATGGAATGCCGCCGATACCGCCGATGACAGGAACCCCGAAGCTCGTAATCCCATTAGGGAAGTTTGTAAGAGCCATTTCGTCTTTCTCCTTGAAGACGAGGGAGTTTTCAGCTCCCTCTGAGGTTTAGACGCCGGGCGTGCCGTACATCGCACGTGGATCGGTAAAGCCCACATCATAACGCTCGGTGGCTTTGTACCGCATCGTGTCGGTTTCAAAGTCGCCTTCCATCGTCTTTTCAAGACGACGGCGCATCATGAGCTTCATGCCCTCGGGCGTGTCGGTCTGCACCCACCATGCGGTCGAGCTAGTCAGACGCGACAACACTGCGGCACCCTCGTCGAGCAAGCCAATCGACTTGACCGGGTTGATGTCGTTGTTGGCCTGACCGGCACGCAACACAGACTTGAGCAGCACTTCGGCTTGGAAGATGTTGCCCGGAGCGACGACGAGCTGTCGCGGGACGAGGCGAATCTTCTTACCGTTGTTGTCAACGGCCTGACGGATCTGAATGAGCATCTGCTCAAGCGAGGTCTGGCTGAGGACGGCTGCGTTGGTCAGCAGGTTGCTGAACGTGCCGTTCACGATGGGGTGCGAAGCACTGTTAAGTGCCACACCGTCACCGCCGGCGTACTGCCCGCCCGTGAAAGCGTTGTTCAGCACGTTGGCGCACAGGGTTTCTTTGGTTTCCACCAAGGATTGTGCCAGGTGCCGAGCGTAGACCGAACCGATACGGATGTGGTCGCCGTCTTCGACGAGCACTTTGGTCAATGCGAAGGCCAGGCCATACACACTGTAAACATAGCGCTTGAGGAAGAGCACACCGCCCTGCTGATAGGTTACCGGACTGCCGTCGGGGAGCAACGGTGCCAGGCCGAAACCGTACAACACGGGTTCTTCATGATAGTTACGGGGGATGCCGTCTTGCTCGCGGAACACACGGCTCCACTCATCGGCACGCTGGTCATAGACGCCGTCGAAGCATTCGTTTAGGATAGGCTCAACGATGCTCCGAAAGTCGGTACTGCGCATTGGGGCTGCCATGATCTAGCCCTCCTTTAAGCTACGGTGACGGGATATGCAATCGCCGCACCTTCGTAAATACCAGCGTACTGGAACTCGGCGAGCTGCACACGAACGATCGTGTAGGCGTCGCCCCATGCGTTGCCGGGGTAAGGCGCAAGGTCCACCACACGCAGGGTCTTGGTAGCGTTGGCGGCCGCAGCGGATGTACCCATCGTGGCCTGAGACAGCCCCACCAACGTCGGATCCCCAGTGGTGGGGTTGTACGGGTTGGTGATGTCGTACTCTTGGCCAAGGGCGGTTTGCGGAATCGAGCCTTCGGCTTGAATTTCGTAAACCACTTTGGGGTCGGTCCAGATGTAAGCGATGAGCGAACCGGCCTGATACGCTGTGCCCGAGGGCCAGCAGTTCGAAACACGGCGACGGCCCGTGGTGTCGGTCCACTCGACGCCATCAAAGACGCCGTAAATGGGGTCTCCGCTCGCGGCACGGACAACATAACCCGTGGCGGGGTCGAGTTTTACAGCCTGACCCTTGAGGATGTTCTGAGCGTAAGTGCTCTCGATAACATTCGCAAGTCCCTGAGCGCGGTCAAGACCGCTCGGGTGATACGCAGGCCGCAAACCAAAGGGTGCTAAGGTTGCAGACATGATTAATTAAACTCCAATTAGGTTCAACCCTCGAAAACCGGGGGTCGGTTGACGGATTGTTTCGCCACATTGCCGAAGCCTTCGCCTTCCGTTTTCAGGAGCTTGTGTCCTGAGCTGTCAGCGCCCTGTTGGAGCTCTTGCATACGTTCCATGATTGCCTGGGTGGCTTCCATTGGTTTTTGATAATGGAAATGAGTCATGACCCGCTGATAGAGTTCCATCGGAATCTTAAACAGCAACATCTCGTTGCACGCGATGTGCCCCACATGCTCGCCCGCTTTTACGCGATAATTCTCATAACCGGGTAACTCATCGGCTGTCACCGGAACGTACCCCAGTCGGATTCGCTTGTCAATGGTGTCGTAGCTGTTGGTGGTGGAAAGCCAGCACAGGTGCCAACCGGGCAGGTCCGGCACGTTGGGCAGGGCGGTTTGCGTCCACTCGTCACTCCACATCTTGTCGATGTCCTGTGAGGCGGCGAACATAGTCTCCGGCGGAAGGCGGTCGAGGTCTTCGCTTGCGCGGCTTTCACGTCCACCGGCGGAGAGGGATTTCTTGAGTCTTGAGTCCATTGTTGCGTCCTTTGAATTAGCGTGGGTTTGCAGCAGCACGTTTGCGGGCTTCCGCCGCGTAGCGCTTGATCATGCTGTTGCGCTTGACGGGGTCGTCCCAAAAGCCGGCATCCTTCATGGCGCGTACTTGCTCGGGCTCGAGCATGAATTGCCCCCGTGGGGAGCCGCCACTATTGGATGATTCGCGACCGGTGCTGGTTTGCATATTCCGAGGCCTTGAACGCTGGTTCGGCGCATTATAGCTCAATTCATACCGATGAGGCAAGTACTTTTTTGCCCGGTCATCGAGCTCATCCCAGTAATCCTGAGTGGCGGGGTTCCAACCCTCGGCGGTGAGCTCTTCGTCGATCTGTTTGACGATCTTCGAATCGGTGTCGCGGTGCTGGGGGTCGTACCACTCGCTGCGCTTGATCCAGTCGGCGGCCATTTTCTGCACCCTCGGATCGGGCAGGCTGTTTTGCTGCCGGGGGGAGGTGCTGGCTTTCTTGATGTTTTTGAGCGCTTCGAGCTGTTGCCTCGACTCGTACCACATTTCCTGCGCCTGCGCCAGGGCGTCGCCGTCCTGGGCGCGGGTGGCTTCGGCGATCTTGCGCTTGGCGTACTCGAGCCGCAGCTCTTGGTCCTCGACAGCTTTGTCTAACTTGGCCAGCTCGCCGGCGTGCGTCTTGCGCTCAACGACGCTCAACCGCTCCATGAGTTCTTGATTCTGCCGCTGTAGCAACTGCAGGCGCTGGTCTTTCTCCGCACTGGTTTTGCGGGCTAGCTCGCGCTTGGCGCGGCGGCGTTCGCGTTTGGCGTTGCGCAGCGCCACGGTGTCATCGTCGGCGTCATCATCGGCTGGGTCATCAGCGGGGCCGCCCTCGGCTTTAGCGTTGGCGGAACGGTCATCGCCGCCGTCGTCATCATCGGCAACGGGGGGCGCAAGGTCCTCCGGCAGCTCCACGGCAACCGAGCCGTCGGGTTGCTCCGTGATTTCGATATCCGGCTCTTTTACATCTGTGCTCGTGCTCATAGGAATGCCTTAGTCTCGAGGGGGTTTGAGGTGATACGCGCAATGACCTCGTGATCATTGACGATCATGAAAAGGGCGGGATCTTCAAGGTGATCTTCGCCCGGAACTTTGACCTCCCACCGGTCGCCGCCCCACTTGGGGACACGGATGAAGTCACCCACCGCACACCACGACCCCTCGGGCCAAGGGTTCATCGAGTCGCGATGGCGGAAAGCCAACGGCCCGATCGAGATGACCCGAGCGACCTGCGTGTTCCACTTTTCGGTCTCTTTCGTTTCCTCAACAAGCACAATTCCTGCACGGGTGGTCTTTTTGCGGCTACGGCGCAACTGCACCAAAATCCGCCCACCCAACGGCTGCGCACCAGGATCCACGCTCGGGAAAGCCCAAGCCATCTCAGCGTCTTGCGACGCTACTGGGTCAGTCATCATGTTCATCTTCTTCCTCTATAAAGTTCTCAATAATGTCAAGGGCTTTCTGCAGCCCCATGTGTTCGCCGACCATGCGCTGGTACGCCTCCCATGTCGCGGCGTTGCCGACCGCTAAGGAATGGCTTATCTCAGCCTGACGTGCCCGGTACGCGCCGATCAGCTGGGTTACGGTTAGGGTCATTTGTTTTTGCGTGCTAGCGGCGCGGGGGCTCCTTTCTTAGCGGGTGGGGTTGAGCCTTTAGACTTCAGGCTGGTGCCGTCGAGCGCCGCGCCCATAGCGATGCGCTTGTGGTAGGGGACGGCTTCCTGGTCTTTGAGGTTATTGGATGGTTGGGCCACGATTAGCTCCTAGGTTACGTTGGGCTTCGTTTTGAAGCCGAATTGCAGTTTCCAACTGCTCGGTGCGCAGCCTGTCGTCCTGCTGGGTCAGGCGTGCGGTTTCTATGCGTTCGCGGGTCAGGTTGTCTGAGGCGTTCAACGCCACGTCGATTTGATCCCGCTCGGCGGCGCGTTGCTGCTCGCCCTGCAGCCGGGCGATGTCGATCTGGCCCCGCTGCTGCATGTCAGCACCCTTGAGCTGCATCTCCGCCTGATCACGCTGGGCACGGCGCTGGGTCTCGGCGAGCGAGGTCTCCTTGAGCACTTGCGCCTCGGGCGGCAACTGGGGTTGCGGGGTGAGTTGCTTCATGGCTTGCATCAACTGCCCGACGAGGGGCAAGATCTTGCCGAACGCCTGCTCGGCGTCGGACTTCACGTGCTGCGAAACGAGCGCGTACACCCGGTCGATCTGCGCCGTCAAGGTTTTGTCTTCGTACTCTTCCTCGCTCACGGGTTTTCCGTCGCGGAGCTTGGTGACATACCCTTGGGATCGGTTCAGGTACCACAGGATCATGTGCTGCTTGATGTGCTCCAACGCACGTGGCAGGTAAATCGACGCCATGATGGGGTTGCCGCCGAACGCGGGGTTCAAAGCAAAGTCCAAGTGCGTCTGAATATGCGCCAAGTGGTCTTGATGCATATAGGCGTAGCCGTTCTGCCCCAGCGCCATGGCGACATTCTCATCAACCGCGCTGAGTTCATCCGGCGAAGGCGTATTCTTGAGCAGTTCGTTGTAGCCGGGTATTTTCAGCTGCTTCAGCAGCCGTTCTTCCACCGCTCGCCGGTCATACAGGTCCGGCGCTTTGTCCGCACGGGCCAAAACCGCCTGAATTTGGGCCATGCGTTGGGTTTCGCTAAAGATATGCGGGTCCGAAACCGGCACCACGTCCGTATTACGCATGAAATCATCTTCTTCGATCTCGAGGTCTGCTACCACCTCGCCTTTACGCATGTCGCTCAGGTGCCAGCGGTTTAGGCGGCCCAGAACTTTCAAAAGTCGCCCTTGTGCGTCGTGCAGCCGGGCGTGAATGGCTGAAAAAACCGCTGCGCCTTGCTCGATGAGCGCCTGCGTAGTGCCGACGGGGGTTTGTGCGCTCACGTCGGCGATTTTCTCCTCCGCCGTGGTCACCACGCCTTTAGTGGCTTTGTCAAGCCACCCCAGCAACTCAAACAACACCGCGCTCGGGGGGTTAAAAGGCATAGGCATCGCGATTTTCTTGATGTCATCTACCCCCGGTGCGCCCTCGATCTCAACCACCTGCGTAATGTCGACCTGTTGGCTCTGACCGCTGACCTTTGCCCCTTTCAGTTTGAGCATCGCCGGTGCGTTGTTGATGTGCGCCGAGTCGAGCAGGGCGCGGAGCGCTCCGGTTAGGGCGGCCGAGAGCCCCCCGATGAGGTGCGGCAGCCCGATTGCGTATGCCCCGCGCCACGGGATGAACTTGTACTCAATGACCCAGTCCAACTTAGTCATGGTGTCGTCGCCGTCTTCCCAGTTCCGGTACAACCCCACCACTTCTGACTCGAGTTCGTCAATCATCAAGATATACGGGGCCATCTCGCCGCCGCTTTCCCGGTCATCTTCAAGCTCGAGCCACGTGTAGATGTGAAAAACGCGGCGTTCGCCGTCGGTGTTCTCATCCCACTTGCGGCCTTCGATCTTGTTGTTGGCTTTTTCGGCCTTAGTTTCCTCGGGCTCCATGGTGGCGCGTATCAAACTGATGTCGCGGTACAGCCCGGAGCCAATTCGGCGCTTGAACTCCCACTCGCTAATGTCATGAATTTCGGTGGCCCGCTGCGCGGTGTAGAAGTTCGTGGCCGAAAAGGGTATCAACACCTTGTCGATGGGCAAGAACTCGGCGCAAGGGCGCTTTTGCCGGTCGTCGTACCAGAGCTTCAGGTACTGCGACCCGCCCAGGGGCAGCTGCGTGAGGAGTTGCTCCTGCTCGTCGCGGAACTCTTCGATTTGTTCCGTGAGTTGCCAGTTCATCCAGTCGCGTTTACGCTCGGCACGCTGGGTTTTCTCTTCGTCGTTGGTGCCTAGTATCTTAGTCTTAACGGGTCCGTCGGGCGGGAACAGCTCTTTTATGGCTCGGGAGGCAAAGTCCACGCAAGCTTCCGCCATCGCGGGGTGCACAACTTTGCTCGCGCCCATGAACGTCGCGCCGCCGGGGGCGTCCTTGCCCATTCCGGTGCGCTTGAGACCTTCTTCGTACTGCTTGTCGCGATCTTCCCGCGCCGTTTTGTCTTTCTTGATGAGTTCCAAGTACCGACTGGCGAGCGTATCAAGATCCAGCGGGTCAAACACCTCCGCCAAGTTGGCGTAGAAGTCCGGGTTCTCCTCCGGGCCGCTGTCCGGCTCAAGATTGACGAGCACCGACCCATCGGGCAGCTCCTCAAGCTCGGCGTCGCCCAGCTCGAGTTCCTCTTCTTCGTACTCGACGGCGAGCGGCCCAGCCGGAAGGTCGTCTTCGAGTTGCGGTTGCGGAAATTCGATAGCCATGATTCGGGTTCCTCTCAGCGCCTATAGCCCTTGAACAACAGCTCATCGGCCATGAGCGTGGGGTTGGTTTCGATTTTAACTGCGCCGCCGGCCTTGAGTTTGTTCTTCTTTAAGAACTCCTGAGCCGGTTCGCGAATCATCTCGTAGAAGTCGCGCAACTCGGCGTTGGGGGCCACGGCGTTCGCGCCCAGGTCCAACCGCTGACGCCCCGCCCCTTGAGCGGCCCGCCGCTCGAGCAGCAACAACGGGGCAGCCTCACCGAGCAGGTCTTGAAGATCCACGCTGCCCGACTCGAACGCCGCCGCAAACGCCGGGTCGCGCCGCACGCGGTCAAACCGACCGAGCCGGCCCGCGTTTTGCAGCTCCAACTCGGCTTTTTCAAAAAGGTCTTTGTCGTAAACGCGACGCGGCACGTCGGTCTCGAAAAAGCTGTACGCCGTGGAGGCTCGGCCACCCCCGGTCGAAGGCGGCGAGGCGATGAAAGTCTTCAGCGTCCGGGGGTGAGGACCCCGCTCATAGTCGGCGTAAAACGCCACGTCATCCGCACTGGGCGCAACGCGCAACCCGCTGACGTCGCTCGGGTGAGTGTGAAAGTCAATTATGGCGCGGCGCTGTGGGTCGTTGACTGTCCGGCTGACGTCCGCCGCACTGGGGATGACTCGCGTGCGGTTGCCCGAGGTCACAACCTCCCCTGGGCCGCCGGCTTGCGTCAGCCCCACGACGGAGTGCTCGTGGCCGGTGCGGTAGGCGCGGCGGAGCGCCTCTCGGGCAGCGGCGGCCTGCTCCGGGGCTTCAGTCCTCAACAGCTCTCGCAACGCGGCCGCCGCTCCGGCAGGGCGCTTCACCGCCCCCACCGCTCCCGCCACCGGGGGGAACGCGCCGAGGGCTTGCGCCAGTCGGAATAGCTCGCTGGGGTTGGTGGGTTCGGCGGGTTTCTCGCCCATGAACCCGCGCACCACGTCGCTCAACGCTCCGGCGGAACCCTCGCCGTAACCGGGCAGGTCTGACGCCCGACGCTTAGGGGGTTTGCCGCCCTCGTTCATGCGCACCGCGCCACCGGCGGCCATTTTGTTAATACCGCCGAGCTTGTCAGCTAATTGGTTGAACTCCTCTTTAGTCATGTATTCACCTACCCCTACCGAATCTAACATCTCGGGGGTAAATGTATCCACGTAATCGCTTTTTCGAATAAGACCAGTATTCCGCAAATCTCCAACATCTGACCATTGCCCCGAGCGCACAAAGTCCTGCACAAAGGGTAGGTACTCGTCTTTGGGGGCGCGGTTGGCTTTGCCTTTGATTTGGACGATCTCGTCGGGCAACTTCACGTCGCCGTTCATGCGTGGCTCGATGATTCCGGGCCTCACCTCAATCGTTACGTGCGGCTCGCCCTTCTTGTCGCGCAGGCTGTAAATGCGGCTGCGCCCCTCGATGACGTCCGGGCAGTAACCCCCGACGCAGTGGCCCATGACGTCGCCCTCGTACTTGAGGGCGTCCTCGAGTGAGGCGTAATGCTTGTGCTCGGTGTAAGCCTTGGCGGCTTTCTCGGGTGTGTCAAACAGCACGCGCCCGGTCTTAGGGTCTTTCCAGGATAGTTTCTGCCCCGGCTCAAGGATTGAGTACTTGCCGGCGTTTTGAATCAGCATACTGCTCACGTCGACGGGCTCTGTGGAGGCTCTCAGCTCCACCCAACGCAAGCCTTTCTCGTTAGGCTCGGTGGTGCCCGGAACGGTCTCATAGGCGCGGTGCTCAAACGTAGCGGGGTTACGCGCCTTGAGGGCGTCGGCCTCGGCCTTTTGCGCCGCCCGCCACTCGTTGATCTTGGCGACCCGCTCGACGGCCTGCGGCACCGTGACTTTCTCAAGCTGCTGCGGGGTCAACCGCAATGACGCCGGCAACCCCGAGTTGGGGTTCATGGCGTTGGTTAGCTCGTCGATGATGTGCGGGAAGCCAAGATCAGAAGGTTCGCTGCCGCGAACCGACAGATCATAAACGGGCGTTTCAGGAGGCATTTTTGCAAGCCACGGGTTACGCGCGAGCGTGGGCTCTCCCGTTTCGCCGGAGCGGGTGTGCAGGTAAGTGCGCGCTTCTGCGGGCGTTATTGCGTAATCAGCTGCGTTTTCCCAGGCCTTGGCGGTTTCGGAGGTGCCTAGCTTCGACGTAATTTCGCCTGAAGGGTGCACTGTGCGCCGACCGTAAATAAGATTTTCCGGCTGAACGTGCAGTGTACCCCGCTCAGCGAGTGCCCGGACGGGGTCTTCAGGCGTCGCCATTTCGTTCTTGACGTACTTGGTGAGCTTGGTGTCGATCCACTTGTTGAGGGCTAAATTTCTTGATGCTTCCGGCGCAAGTCCGGGCCAATTCATAGCCTGCGTAAGAGTTAGGTCATCACCGCCGCCCCACTGTCTCACGCGGTCGGGTGCTTTTAACGGCTCGAGCGCCCGCTCAACCGACCCGGCGAGCCAGTTGCCGCCCTTGGGCTTGATGACTCCGGCTGCGCCCAGTGCGCCGAGGCCGGCGGTGACTTCGGGCAGCGCGGAGGCCACTTTGCCCGGAACAGCGGCCAACCCCACGGCGGGCATGTTGGCGAGGGCCTGCCCGGTGCGGTAGCCTTCGCCGCCGGGGGTGATGGGCTGCGCCCCGAACAGACCACGGCCCACGTCCGCCGCCTCGCGCAGCGGCCCCATGCCCGGCCCCTCGCCGTAGCCCTTGAGCTGAGAGGCCCGGCGGCGTTGACGGAGCTCCTCGAGTTCCTCGGGGCTGGGGGGCAGTAGGCTAGGCGGCATAGGGGTTCACCTTGGGTCCGGTGTAGTCGTCCGAGTCATTGAGGGCGTCAATGTAATCCTCGGGGTCGTAGTCGTCGCGGGGAGCGGGGTCAATGTTCAGCCACCCGGCGTCGCGCAAGTAGCGGAGCGCCTGGCTGAAGGCATCCACAAAGTCATCGTGCGTGGCGTTGGGGAAGCTACATATCTGCGTAATCATGCCCTCGGCCCAGTCACGGACGTAGCCCGTCCGAACGCTAGACTCCGGGATGTAGACCCGGCCCGCCCGGACGATGTTGGCGACGATGCTGAGCCGCTGCACCTTGTCGGCGTTGCCGGGGTTGTACGCCCGCACCGGCACGTGCGCTCGCTGAAGGTCCTGAATCAGGACGATGCCCGCCGCTTTGTCTTCAACGAGCACCAAGTCGACCTTCTTGGCGTTACGCCCCTCGCCGAAGATGATCTCATACTCATCAATCACCTTAGGCTTCAGGTCTGGGTACTGGAGGTGATCCTGCCACGCGTCAATGATCAACACGCTCAGGGGGCCGTCCTGCGGCTTGAACACGCCGAACGTAATGCTAGCGGTGGGGTCGTTGATCGTCCGCTCAGTGTAGGCGCAATCGTACGATTGCAACACAAACTCAAGTCGCGGGAGTTCTTTGCCCGCCGCCCAGAGCTTGAACCAATCGCGCTTGACGATGCCGCCTTCTTCCGGGTCAATCACCTCGGCGTGGATCTCCTGCCGCCCTAAGTTAGTGCCCTCGTAAGCCAGGATCTGAGCTTTGAAGTTGTCGCTCAGGTTCTCAACGTTCGCGTACGTGCTGGCGGTGGTCAGGGTGACGTCCGCGCCCTCGCGACTGATGAGGTCAACAATCAGGTCGCGGGGTTTGGGGGTCGTCGTAATGAGCAGGCGGGACTTCATGTCGGGGAGCTTCAGGCGCACCCCGAACTGAATCTGATCCCACGCCTCCTGAAGGTACTCCCACGCCGCCAGCTCATCGCACCACCCGCCGTGAAACTGCGGCCCCCGAAAGCGCTCGGGCTCCGAGGCCGGAATGCCTTTAATTAGGCTGCCGTTTATCAATTTGATCTCGTGCAGCGCTTTGTTGTACTCGCTGACGAGCGGCTCGGGTATCACGGTCAGAAGGCCCGAGTCGCCCTCGAAGCACGTGCCCCGCACGTCAGCTGAGGTTGGCCCCGCCACTAGCCACCGAGTCTTCGGGTAGGTCCACGCCCACCACCCGACCTGCTCGGCCGCTGTGCGGGTTTTGCCCGCGCCCCGGCCCGCCAACATCAACCATATGCTCCACCATTCGCCCTCGGGCAGTAGCTGATGCAGGTGCGCCTTCGAAAGCCACAGCGCCCGCCACGCCCAGGCGGCTTGCCGCTCGAGCGGTAGCCGGCCGAACTCTTCGCGCAGCTTTGCGTCTTGCAGCAGGTCCCGGAGCGCCGAATCAGCCGCGCCCACTACCGCCGCCCTCATCGGACGTGCGCCGTTTGAGCTCGATGTTTTTCAGAATCTCGTCAAATACGTTTACCTCAACCCGCAGCGGCCCATCGTCCGCTCCGGCGTGCTGGATGCGATGGGTTTCGGCCCAACGCAGCTGCGTCTTCGACCACCAAATGGCCGAGGCCGTGTCGCCCTCAACGGCTTTTGTGAAAAGCGTCTTGCCGACTTTGCTGTTGGCGTGCGCCTTTCCGAGCAGCAGCTCCCGCTCAAAGTGCTTACGCAGGGTGCTGAGGTCGATGCCCTCGCGGACCAAAATCGCAATCTGATCCTGCGGCAACCCATACCCCGAGAGCGTCGCGACCAGCTCCCGCTCGGTCTTCGTCGGCACAAACGCCGGTCGGCCCGCACCGGGCTGCGCACCTCCAGAGCGGCGCTTTTCGCCCGGAGCTTTTTCTTGCAAGGGTTTTTCTACTTTCATATTCGCCGGATTATACCCACGTTTTTCGCAGTCGGCAACCATATTTTCGATCGTTCGGTTTTGATCGTTTGGTCGATCGTTCGAACGATTAGCCGACCGAACGATCGCTCGCCACCGCAAGCTCAGGCGCTCGGATTGTGCGGAGTGTGTGTGGGGAGCGCCTTTAGGCCTCCCCCACACCGCAGCCGATCAGAGCGACAAGGGAACGTTTACGCACAGATTCAACCCCTGCCGTTCAGCTCCCAAACACGACCGTTCGGTATCTCCCTTCAACCCTCAAAATCGATCGTTCGTTTGGTCGGTTTCTTTAAGAACGATCAAACCAAACGAACGATCACTTTTGGGGTTCCTCGAACGGTCGTTTTTAAGTCCTCAGCGGCAACATGCTACCTCCCCAATGGCAACCATTGACCGTCGAACGTTTTAGCCACTCTGAAACCGATCGTTCGGTCGATCGTTTGGTCGATCGTTTGGCCGAACGATCACCCCGAACGATCGCCCAAACGGCTGCTCGTTCAGGCTCATTGCGGGTCATTCAACGCCGCTCAACCGCCCCATTGAACCGCCCGGCGGCTGCTTGAATCATTTCCTTTTCAACCGCACAAAAGTGCACTATAGTTCGTTCAGTGGTAAACGAAACAACTCAATAACTTAACTGGAGAACTAAACATGGAAAAGAAAACATTCAAAGTCGAGCTGCGTCTAACCAGCTTTGTGCGTATCGAAGTCGAAGCCGAGAATGCTGAAGCAGCTGCTGAGCTCGCCATCGAAGAGCTTTACGATAGTGACTACCCCAACGCTGACGACCACGACATCGAAGTCGAGTCAATCGAATCCATCGAAGATCGTTGAAGACTACATCTAACTCAATAACTCAGGAGAACTTATAACATGAACAAAACCTTTCAGAAGATTCTCGACACCCGCCTCTGGGTCAAGCATATCGATGATGAGCGTGCTGAAGGCAACAGCATCATCGTGACCCTCGACGAAGACTACGTCTTCGCTGACGAGCGTGACTGCGGTGTGAGGGGCTACGACACTGTCAAAGAGGTCGAGTTGGGCACCCGCTTCGCCAACATCATCCACAAGTAAACTTCGGGGGCTACGGCCCCCTCAACTCAGGAGAACTCATAACATGAACGACGATCGAAAAACATGGAAGTTCAAAGGTGCCGATGGTCGCTTTCAAGTATGGCACGCTGGCAAGAACCTGTACTACATCGTCGACAGCAAAGACGATCGCGTCGTGGGCTGCTGCACGCAGTTTGGAACCGCATTTTCGCGGGCCTCTCACCATGCGCTTATCGCTAAATCTGAAGGAGCACTAACATGAAACTAGGCACACAAACCGGAAGCCTCGTCAACCACGTTCTTTCAAGCCGCACCACGGGCGAGCCCCCTTACGTGGGGATGCCAGCAACCTTGCTTTCGTGGACCGATCGCAACCCCTGCACGGTTGTCGAGGTCAACATGGCCAAGCGCTACATTGTCGTGCAGGACGACGATTACAAGCGCGTTGACTCCAACGGCATGAGCGAGTCGCAGCAATACGAGTACACACAAAACCCCGACAACTGCAAGCGGATCTTCCGCAAGATGAAGAACGGCCAGTGGGCCGAGCACTTTGTAAACCCCGAGACTAAGCGCCTCGTAAAGGCTAGCAGCTGCGGGCTGCGGCTCGGGCATCGCGAGAAGTATGAAGATCCTTCGTTCTGACAATCGGGGCCAATCGACCCCCACTGGAGTAACCGCATGTTCACAGTAACCGAAGACCGCACCAACCGCGATATGCCGCCCGGAATGGACGTGCATCGAGCACGCGAACATTACTTGTCGATGAGTAGCGGGTTCGTGTCTAAACTAACGCCGCCAGTCGTTACCTCGCACGGCAATCGCTGGATTTTTCGAGGCGATTTGAGCCAGATCAGCCTCAAAGGTTATGGAGCCGAGCAGCTTATCGCACAAACCCAGAGCGACAAACTCGTTTACGTAGCACCTCGGGCCGGCATGGCCCCCAACGCGATTGCCACGCTCGGGAAGCTGTACGGCAAGAAATGTGTTTTCTTTTGCCCTGCAGCCAAAGAGCCGTCGGTGCACCAACGTGCTTTGCTTTACCATGGTGCTGAGCTGCGATTCGCCAAGATCGTCCGCATGCCGAACCTGAACGGTTGGGCAAAAGCATGGGCTGAAAAACACGGTGCTGAGTACTTGCCGCCCGGTTTGTCCAAGGCACCGTTAGTGACCGCAGGCATTGTAAAGCTGGCTGCTCAAATCAGCGAACAAATCGGCGGTGACCCTACCGAAGTCTGGATGAGCGTTTCGACGGGCACCGCTATCCGGGCGTTTCAGATTGCTTGGCCGAATGTTAAATGCAAAGGCATCGCGGTTGCGCGAAACATGCAACCCGGCGAAATCGGCCACGCAAAGATCATTGGATCTGCGTTGCCGTTCCTGAAACCGGTAGCCGAAGAGCTGCGCCCGCCGTTCGACTCCACCGTAAACTATGATGCTAAGTGTTGGAAGAGTTTCGAACAGTATGCAGCACCCGGTGCTATATTCATCAACGTTGGTTCTGACGCTATCATCCAAGCTCAACACGATGCCGTGAAAGATATACCCGTCGATAGCCAACGCGATTGGAACGATAAAAGAGATTTACGATAACTATGGAGAACTGAAAATGCAAAAGAAACGCAACATGCGCGGCGACCCCGGCAACCTCGATGACGAGCCGAGCTGCTCACAAGATCCCGCGCACCCCCACGGTTTCGACCGCAACGCCAGCCACAGTGCCGGACGTTACGTGTGCCTTTGCGAAGGGTTCCTAGACGCTTCTGTAGACGACGGCTCGTTGGCGGTGGTGCGCCAACTGGCGCAACGCGACGACTACGTCATGGTGCACGCCACGGAGCTACAGGAACTGCTCGCTCAGTTGGACGAGCTGCGCGATCGGGTGGTCGCACTCACGCACAAAGAGGAGAAACAAAGATGGTGAAAAGTTACGTCGCGGGTCAGACCACGTGGCGACTGCCCGCCGAAGAGTCCCCGCCGTTAGGGGTGAAGATGCTCCTCCTGAACCGAGGGGGCGTATGCGTGATTGGGACCTGGGGTGCGTGGGCGTTGGCCTGGGCACCGTTGCCGCTCATACCCGAGCACATAAAAGCGGAGATGCTCCCGGCGGGGTATGCCCGGCAGCCCGAACTCGTTGAGCAGTGGAAACTACACGCAGGAGACGCCGCATGAACGCTCTACCAGAACCCGCTCGGCAGCTCGCTTTGAAGTTTCAAAACAAACTTCAACTTGAGATTTTTGAAACCCTACTCAGCATCATGCGTGATGAGAACACCCCCGCACGCGATCGCTTAAAAGCCGCCGAGCTTTTAACGCGCCATGGTGCTGAAATGCTCAAAACCGCAGGAGGTAAATCATGAGCCGTGAAGCTATGAAGTTGGCGCTTGAGGCGCTGGTCTTTGCTCAGTACGAAGACGAAGATTACGATGACGTTTGCGATCAGAAAGTACGCGAAGCGCGTAATGCCCTGCGCCAAGCACTAGCGCAACCTGAGCAAGAGCCAATTGCGTGGATGCACACAACCGGAACCGGGCACGCGTACTTCCGCAAAAAGCCACAGGACAAGGTGTTCAACCCGCAGCCTGTGTTTACCGCACCACCAAAGAAGCAATGGGTTGGGTTGACGCTAAATGAAGCAGAAGATTTCTACGACAAATACACTGACAGGGCGGAGCTCATTAACGCCATAGACAAGTTCCTTGAGGAGAAGAACACATGAGCAGAGAAGCTATGCAGATGGCGCTAGAGGCGTTGGAGAGATATGGCGGCGTCGATCAGCGTGCATGTGACGCTGAAGAAGCCCTGCGTCAAGCACTGGAGACAGAGCAAGAGCCGGTGGCGTGGATGCACACCTTTATTGAAGGCAATGTCATCACGCACATACCAGCAGATATTGGCCGTCATCCCGAGCGATGGACACCTCTCTACACATCCCCACCAAAGCGAGAATGGGTGGGGCTGACCACAGATGAAATCTGGGAATGCAACAAAGCGAGTGGCAGTGCTGTGGAGTTTCATATTTGTTACGAACATCAGAACGTGGAGGATTTTGCGGAATCTATCGAAGCCAAGCTAAAGGAGAAGAACACATGAGCAGAGAAGCTATGCAGATGGCGCTTGAGGCGTTGGAGGATGTGCCGTACATGTCAAACAAGGATGACTACGAGCGGCTAGAAAAGGTTACAACGGCCTTGCGCCAAGCACTTGAGAAACCTAAATACCGCCGAGGTGACAGGCTCTTGTGCCTAGAGACGGAAGAGTACTGCGTCATCCACATTAGCGGAACGGATCGTCAGTATGTGAAATTTCCTGATGGGTATGTCGGTCAGTACACGAACCAGCAGGTGGCTGACCATTTTGAACTGCTACCGAAGGAAGTCGATGCCGACGACACCCGCCCCCAGGCGCGTTCATTGACCGATGAATTGATGGACTGCGTTGATCGGTTGGGGTCTGAGGCTGACACTGTTGATCCGCGTGTTTGGCAGCACTTGCTGGTTTACGCACCACAAAAGCAAGAGCCAGCGGCGTGGGCCAATTCATTTGACCTGCAAAACTTTGACATGAAAGTGCGGACAGGTCCTGACCTGCACCACACAGTGCCACTTTACACCGCACCACAAAAGAAGGAATGGGTTGGACTGACGGAGATAGAAATTTGCGACATAGAAGCAGATGAATTGACATTAGCCAGCAGTGAAGCTTTTGCGTTCGCAAGGGCGATTGAGGCGAAGCTGAAGGAGAAGAATCATGGATAGAGAAGAAATTATCAAGATGGCGCGGCAGACCGGGATGCAGGGGATGCTGACCGATGTTGTTTGCACTCACGAAGAGCTTGTCCGCTTCGCCGCCCTTGTTGCCGCTGTTGAACGTGAGGCGTGTGCGAAGGTGTGCCTTGAAGAAGCACCAAGTCTTGATGGGCAGTTGTGCGCCGCCGCCATCAGAGCAAGGGGTGAGCAATGAAAGCGTGGATTCATAACAAAATTAGAAATAACGAAGCGGCTACGATCAGCCTCGCACTACTAGAACGAGGATTGCCAGATGAGGTTCCTTCGCTGCGATATGTGCAGCATTGGGTTGACGGCGTGTGCAAAGAGTTAGGGTGTACGGCCACGATTTATCCCGGAGACGATGTTGTTACTTTTTATCCTAGGGGTGAGCAATGACACGAGACGACATTATCAAGATGGCGAGAGAGGCTGGTTTTAACCCAGTCTCATACATGGGCGCAAACCTCGAATTATTTGAACGCTTCGCCACCCTTGTCGCAGCACATGAGCGTGATGCGTGTGCAAAGTTGGTTGAGGCTGATGGATTGGCTCGTGGTAGCGATGGACTGATAATGATTAAAGCGGCTGGGCGAATCCGAGCAAGGGGTGAGAAATGAACCGCGAAGACATCATCAAACTTGCACAAGAAGCCGGACTCATTCGAGCAGGTGAACATTACACCGAGCCAGCGAGGTGGGGGATAAGTGAAATAACGGACTTCTATCAACGTGCCGTTGCTGCCGAGCGTCAGCGCATCATCGCTGCAAATGCTCCAGAGATCGAGAGGATAAACGCTTACATCAAGGAGCTTGAGGAAGCCGTTGTTATAGGGCGTGAGAAGGTAGCCGCATGGATGATGCGACAAGGCTACGCCACAGGTCACGGCGATAGCATTGAAGACCTGCTGAAAGAGTTGGAGTGGCAGATCGAAGATCGGCTCAAGAACATCATCCAAGCAAGGGGCGAGTCATGACCGACTACGAACGGGCGCTGCGGGATCTGGAAGACATCAAACAGACCCTAGCAGCCCTACGCGCCAACGTGAACATGTTGATGTTTGCCTCGGCCGCCGCCGAGAACGAACACTGCGCCCGGCTCATCGAACGCATGGGCACCGACGGGTTCGGGACACTGGCGATAGCCGCTGCGGTGCGGCAGCGTATGTTCGACGGCCCCGGCGCAATCCATTGAAAAAGACCCCGCACGGCGGTTGGGTATAGCTTGCCTTCTCGGCGGGGTTTGCGCATAATTAAAAATCGTTCAACCCCCAATAACAAATAACTTTATGATGACCCTAAGACCCTATCAGCTTGAGGCGGTCGAGGCCGCGCTCGACGCGCTCAACGCGGGAGGTAACCCGGCGTTGCAGCTCGCCACCGGCACCGGCAAATCCCTCATCATAGCGGAGGTGGCTCGCCGTCGGCTGCCCGGTCGAACGTGGGTACTCACGCACGTTCAGCAGCTCGTGCGGCAAAATGCCGCCACCTACGCTCGGCATACGGGCGCGGAGCCGGGCATCGTTTGCACCGGGCTAAAGCGCCGCGACTATGATGCGCCCGTAGTCTACGGCACGATTCAGACCGTTATCAGCGCCACAAAGCGTATGCCCTCGCCCGAGCTCATCATCATTGACGAAGCACACCGCGTTCCGCACAATCACGGCGAGCCCACGCAGTATGAGCGCGTCCTGAGCGGGCAACCGCAAGCCCGCCGCATCGCCATGACCGCCACCCCGTGGCGCATGGATAACGGAGTGATTCACGGCGAAGGGGATCGGTTCTGGTTCGACCGCTTGGCGTATTCTTACAACGTGCCCCGCGCCGTGCAGGAAGGCTACCTTTGCCCCTTGGTGGGGGTTGAGACCGCCGTTCAGCTTGACGTGGGTGGGGTTCGAATCGACAGCGACTACGTTCAGTCGGAGGTGGCGTCGCTCGAGACTCAGGAGTGGCTCATTAGCGTGGCGCGGTCGATCGGTGAGTTGGCGTCGCGCCGCCGGCACGTTGCCGTTTACTGCCCCACGGTGGCGGCGGCCGACCGGGCGGCGCTAGTCATCGGGGCCATGACGGGTTGGTCGACCGAGGTGCTGACGAGCGCCCTCGACGAGGAGCAACGCCAAGCCGTGCTGGGCCGGTTCATGAGCGGGGAAACACGGGTGTTGTGCTCGGTGGATATGCTCACGACCGGGTTCGATCACCCGGCGCTGGACTGCATCGTGTGCCTGCGCCCCACGACGTCCTCATCGCTGTGGGTTCAGATGCAGGGGCGCGGCACCCGGCTGCACGCGAGCAAGCGCAACTGCCTCATCTTGGATTACGTCGGCAACCTCATCCGGCTGGGCGGCGTTGATATGATGGAGACGTATTACCGCGAGAAAGGCGACGCCGATCAACTTCAGCAGGTCCCCGCCACGCCCCGAGAACGCGGCGAGAGGGAACTGCGGCCGGGCTTGATAACGCTTACCCCCATTGACCCGATGACGGGCCGAGAGGCGCAAGACGGCGCAGTGCTTACGGCGCAAGTTCAAACGGTCAACAGTGTGGCGATTACAACGCGGCGCGACCCCGCCACCCCGGTGCTGATGGTCAATTACAACTGCACCACCCCCGAAGGCGCTCGGCTTCAGGCGTCGCAGTTCATCAATCCTGCCCGGCCTGATCAGCGGGCGGTGCGGTTTTTCAACGAGCGGGCGTTGGCGGTGCGGCTGCCTTCGCCGGCGAAAAATGTCTTGTGGGCGTTGCGTAATGCGCCGCGCCAGCCCAGGGAGATTCGCGTTATAAAACGTGGGCGGTACTGGAATGTTTTGGAGGAGAGGTTCGGTGCGTAGGAAAACTGATAAACAGCTGTGGGCCGTGGACCGCGCCCCCACCACCCTTGATTACGCGTTGGCGTATGCGCGGCTTGGGTGGGCGGTGTTGCCGGTGTGGTCCGTTGATGCGCACGGGCAGTGCCGCTGCGGCCGCCCCAACGCCGAGACCGGCCACAAGCCCGGCAAACACCCCCAAGCGCAACTCGTACCCCACGGTCACCAGGACGCCACAACCGACGAGGAGCGCATCAAGCAGTGGTGGTCGACGGATCCCGCCGCCGGGGTAGGTGTGAGCTTGGCGGATTCGGGGCTGCTCGCCCTTGATATCGACCCGCAAAACGGCGGCGCTGAAAGTCTTTCGGCTCTGGAGGCCGAGCACGGCGTGCTGCACTCAGACCTCACGGCGGTTACGCAGGGCGGCGGGGAGCATCGCATCTTCCGCGCCGACCCCGAAATGAGCTACCCCGGCTCGCTCGGTAAAGGGCTTGACCTGAAACACAACGGTTACATTTGCGTCGCGCCCACGCTGGGGCCGTCGGGCGAGTACCGCTGGGCCGAAGGGCGGTCGCCCCTGAGCCGCACCTCACCCGCCGAACCTTCGCCGCTGCCCGATATGATACGCTCCCGAGCGCGGAGCCCGGTCACTTACGCCTTGACGGAGCGGGGCGGCGTGCCGGTGGCGACGGCGCAAACCTTTGACGACTTGCGCTCGGCGCTGAAACACGTCGACGCCGACGACTACACAACGTGGGTCAACGTGGGGATGGCGCTGCGTCCGTACGGCGAGAACGGTTACAAAATCTGGACCGAATGGTCGGCGCAGAGCGAAAAGTTCAACGCCGCCGCGCAACGCAAGAAATGGGAACGCGACCTGACCAACCCGCACAGCATTACGTATCGTTCGATTTTCCGCCTAGCGATTGACGCCGGTTGGCCGGGCAACAATAACACCGTCACCTCGGCCGGCTCAACTGAAAAGGCCGCACACCCCTTTGCGTTAAGCCGGGCGGTATTTACCGGGGCGGACCGCGTAGCGATTTTTGAATATATTTTCGACGACTTCATGAGCACCGGCGTCAACGTGGTGGCGGGAGCGCCCGGCGTCGGCAAAACCACCCTCGTCATACCTTTGGCGTTGGCGGTGGCGCATTTGTGCCCGGCCGACTACATGATGCGCCCCACGGTGCGCCGCAACGTCATCATCATCACCGAGTCCGTCGAGCAGGTTCAACGCACCATTTACTCGCTGTACAGCTGGGGATTCACAGGCGCAAGCACCGCCGACTTTGAGGCTCGGGTGCGGGTGTTGGCGGCCCAACGTCTTGACCCCAAAGTGGTGGGGGCGGTTGCGGCCGAGTACCGCACGTGGACAGTTCAGAACCCCCGCACCGACAACCCCGACACCGTCTTTGAGGCGCTGCCCCTCGTTGTGTTCGATACGGCCAACGCCGTATTTGACCTCGAAAACGAAAATGACAACGCCGAAGTGGGTCGCGCAATGGCCGCCATCAAGCAGTCATTTTCAGCGTTTCCGGTGATCATTGTCAGTCACACTTCAAAAATCCTAGGCTCGCAGGAGGCTTCTAACCTTGGACCCCGAGGCGCTTCGGCTTGGACCGGCGACGCGCAGGGCGTGTACGCGGTGTTTAAAGACGGCGAAGACGCCGACGCCCCCCGAGTGCTGAAGACGATAAAAGTGCGGTTCCCGGCCGCGTACCCCGAACTCGTGTTCGAGCTCGTCAGCAACCGCGAGCGCCACCCGGACGTACTCGGCACCCCGCGTGATATCTGGTTCGCGCACGCCGTGGCCCGCCCGCTGAAAGCCGGCGAACGCACCGCCCTAAAAACGCAAGTAAAAGAGGAACGCGAACGCAGCAACTGGAACGCCCTCACCCAGCAGATGATCCAACTCATACGCGCCAACCCCAACCGCGCCCGCAGTTACTTTGAGCGCCTTACGACGGCGGACGGCGGCCTGAAGTGCTCGCAAGAACGGCGCGAGCGCCTGATGAACTCCCTGCTTGCGGACGGGTTAGTCGAGCGCGTTGAGCTTGAGAAACCCCAGGGCCGCGCCAATCACTACGTGCGGCTCAATGAGGAGCTCATCGCGCAACATTACCCCACCGAGCCCGGCTCGTTACGTGTTTTTAACCCTGAAGATGGAGAACTTTAGAATGGAAAATTTCAACCCCGATCAACCCCAGCCGCCCGCGTGGCTTGAGGAATTTAACCGGCAGATCAAACCGGGCAACTGGTGCTTGCCCGTTGAGGACGTCTGGCGCAAGCACGGCTGGGTGCCGCCGTCAAGGGAGTGCCCCGCGACGATGCGCAAACACGAAACCTACCGCCGGTGGCAACTCGTCGAGGAGCCCCAATCATGAGCGAGCAGGAGCTACCCACGCTTGTGCTTAACCCTCGGCAACGTGAGCTACTGAACTACCTGAAGAACCGCAGCACCCCTATTTCAACCGCCGCACTGGCCCAGCGGTTCAGAGTCACCACAGCGAGCATAACGAGTAACCTGCGCCCGCTGCTGATGGCGGGTGAGGTTGAGCGCCATTTCAAGTTGGAGCAGACCTCCGTAGCGGGAAAGTTTTCGCGGCTCGGCTACTACAAAGCCACAAAACCTATCCCGTCGAAAAAAGTGCGCCCGAAGACGTCACCCTCAATGTTCAACGACCCGTTCAACTTGGGGCGGGGAAGAGAGCGGGTTAATACCCAACCAAAATGAAGGGTTATTATTTGCCAATCAATGGTGGAATGAGGTTTAATATAAACCGTTGTACCTCATAACTGATTAACTGGAGAACTGAAATGCTAAACGATCTTAAACTCACCAGTGTTGACCAGCTCGGCGCGTTGCTCGCTGAGATCAAGAACCTCGAGGCCCGTGCTGAGGAAATCAAAGCTCAAATCAAAGAAGCCGCCAGTGCCGGCGGCCCCCGCGTGATTGAAGGTGTGTTGTTCAAAGCAACGTACAGCGAGAGCAACCGCGCAAGCGTTGACTACAAATCTATCGTAACGGTGCTCGCTGACCTCATCCAGCAGCAGAACCCTCAGGTCGACATCAAAAGCGTCATCAACAATCTTGTCGCCGAGAACACCAAGGTTTCCGCCGTATTTGCCGTAAAAGTAACTTCAAGGTAAGATTCATTTCAAGGGGGTCAACCGCCCCCTCAATCTAACTCAACAACTCAAAGGAACTCAAAATGAAAGTACAACTCAGTCAACTCGTTAAAGTGATCGAAGTGCTCAGCAAGATCGAAAAAGCAAGCATGAAAACGTTTCAAGATCCACAGTACGTCGGCGCGTTGCAGGCCGAAGCCTGGTTAGCGGTGTGGCCTCTGAAGCACGCGATCGAAGCTGCTCAGCTTGAAGTCACCGTCGAGGAGTAACTCAAATGACCACCCCGAACAAGTACCTCCTCACGTTCGAGCACCGCATCGGCGGTGTTCCGTGCACCATTGGCGTGTTGTCCTACGAGAGCGTACGCGGCACGTTCAGCCACAACGCCGCCAGCGACCTTGACTACCACGGCTGGTTTGACTGCGAGTGGCACGTGCTTGATGAAGACGGCCAGTTGTCTCCCGAGCTAGCCGCCAAAGCCACCTGGGCCGAAGACGAAGAGATCCGAACCGAGGTTCAACATTTGTTGAGTGAGAGGTTTCGCCGTGATTAAAATTTTAACTTTACACGTTACGCCGCCGGTTCCAGTGCGTTGCTTTGATTGGACAGCCTTTGGCCCTGATTACGAACCCGGCGACCCGGTGGGTCATGGCGCTACGCAGCAAGAAGCCGTCGAAGAATATCTCTCAGCTATTGACGCTCCGCTCGATGTTGAGTACGTCGTTGAAAGGGTTTGAACGATGCGTTACCATCAACAAGGCGATCGTGTGATGACGCCTTCAGGCCTGGGCGTGCTGGAGGCAGTTCACGCTGACGGGGGGTGTTCAGTGAGGCTCATCAATCAAGAGAACAACTGGCCATTTCCGCAGTGGGTCGTCCTCCACATCTCGCAAATAAAAGCCGTGCCCACCCCCAAGTCACCCCCAAGTGTCGAAGATTTTGAAGAAGCACCATTTTGAAACCACAGGAGATTACTGAAATGCTTAACATCGAACCCCATCAAACCGAAACTAGCGAATCACTTTACGCGTGGCTCGAGACCGCCTCAATCGAGCAGCTCATCGAGTTTCACAACAAGTATGCTGAGCGCCGCGTACGGGCGTTTTCAGACCGTCAGCGAGCCGTTGACCGTTGTCGTGAGTTGTGGGACAAACTTCAAGTGTCAGTTGCAGGCAAAGTTGTAAAAGCCAAGGAACGTCGCCCCTCTAGTAACGTAAAACGCCCTGCAATGAGTGACTCATTACGGCTGCCCGATCGAAGAGTGCGTTGTATCGAAACCGGCGAAGTCTGGGAAAACGCTTTGAGGATGCGCCGCGCTCATCCTGATTGGATGAGTAGCGGTCAGTTAAACCGTTTAACGCGACAGCTTTATACCGCAGCTAAAGCCAACGAGCCGGCTACGGTTCAAATTAACGGACGTTCGTTTGAGCTCGTCAGCTTATCAGGAACTCCAAAATGAACCGTCGTAGTCGAAGCGTTTTTGACAGCGGAGGGTTTTTCGCCCTCTGGTTGTTGAGTTGGGTGGCGCTTATCGCGGCGGGTACAGTTCTGGCCGGAGCGTTTTGCCGCGTCATGTCGGCGTTGTTTAACTTCGGGTGGGGGCTGCTGTGAACGATTACCGACTGCGGGAAAACCGCCGCGAATATTTCGACAAACTCTACGGTCTGAACTTGACTTACGGTGTGATGCCGGGGTTGGTATACCTGTACATGCCGGAGCTGGCGCGACGTTACGATTGGGATGCTGAGCAGCGTCTTTGGTTTGCGTTTTTAAATGGTCTTACGCAAAACCCTATAACTTCAATAAGTCTTGCGAAACGTCTCCCGTCAGTCCCACCCCCTGATGCAAAGCTGACGCAGTTCAGCGACTGGTTTAATTCAGAGTGGGACCGGTTACAGTTTGATACCGACCGGCGATACCAGAAAACACACACCCCTGAAGCCATTCGAACTTACGCCAACCTTGTTGCTGAACACGGCGGTTCGCAAGCCGCCATGCTCAGCGGAAAAACCTACGCCGAGTTGTGGGCGTTGGTGCGAGGACGATACCACTCGTTTGGGCGACTATCGTCGTTTTCTTACCTCGAGTACGTTTACCTAAACGGGTTCGGGGCTGACTGCGATGACTTGCTTTTCAGCGACAAATCAGGCAGCCGTTCCCATCGTAACGGTATGTTGTTTCTAACGGGTAACGACCAGTTAGTCTGGGACAAGCGAGCGGGCAACGGTTTTGACGGCAGCTATTTCAACTTTGAAGGGATGTGCACGTGGATGAGTCGAGAGGCTGACAACCTTCTTTTTGACTTTTCTGAACAGAACCATGACATTCCGAACGTAAATAACTTTACGCTCGAGAGCAACTTGTGCACATTTAAAAATCATTTCTTCGGGCGGCGTTACCCCGGCGTTTACGCCGATATGGCTTGGGAGCGTATCGAGTGGGCCGATGCCCGAGGTTTGAGCGAAGTCACGGCGGTGTTCAAAGACATACGTAGTCTGGAGCTGCCTGAATGGTTACGCGCTGAATGTGAAACAAAGCGATTGTCTTTGAAAGAAAAAGCGCGTATATTTCCAACTACAGGTCAGCCCTATCGCGCTGAACACTTTTTATAACGAAACAACTGGAAAACTAACATGCGAAATGTCATCTTGCGCATATCAGGCACGTTCGGTTCAGGTAAAACCACAGCCGTTAGGCGGTTTCTTGACTACGGCGCTGAGGCGTTAATGAGCAAAGATAAGATAGCCGGCTATCGTGTAGACGTTCCCACCCTACGCACCCCGGTTTACGTCATCGGCAAATATGACAATGTTTGCGGCGGCACTGACGCGATCAAAACTCAAGCTGAAATAGCTCAGCGCGTGTTGAAAGCTCACCCATTAGGACATGTGCTTTACGAAGGGGCGTTGGTCTCCAACAGCGGACTAGGCGGACAAGTCACCCAAGCCGTGCACCCCACAGGCTGCGCGGTATATGCGTTTATGAACACACCGCTCGAGCTGTGTATTGAGCGCGTCAAACAGCGTCGCTTGACTGCCGGTAACGAAAAACCGTTCGACCCTAAGAATCTTGTCGAAAAGTTCCATTCGGTAGTGAACTGCTACAAAAATTTACGCAATGCGGGTTACGACGTGCGACTCATTGACTACGCTGACCCTCACCCTCAGCTGATGACTATTTTCGAGGAGTTCGAAGCATGATCGAAGACTGCCCCTACGGGCCGCCCACCGCCGATAAAATCGCGTCAATCGAAGGGTTGCTGTATTTTGTTTGGGAGCGAGAGGTAATCCGCATTTCACGTGAAAACAAACTGCCGCCCCCATGGACCGAGGACCCCACCCTGCGCGATTACAAGTTTACGAACATCCGCCGCCGTGATGACCGAGTGTCTAAATGGATCATCAAACACATCATAGAACCTGACGCCGATCGGCCAGATTTGTGGTTTACGCTTTTGATAGCGCGGCTGATCAACTGGCCACCTACGCTGCGCGTGTTGGTTTACGAGAAAATGTTACCCGTGTCGCCTGAGAAGTTTTCACCCGAGGTGTTTAGTGCCCTTATCGAAGCGTATCGCCGCAAGGTTGATAAGATTTACGGTGGGGCATATATGGTCTACCCTACCAACAAAGAACCTGCCGGGATAAAAAGTCTTGCATTGGCGCGGCACATCATCGAACCGGCTATCGAACTCAATGCTCAGCTGATCGAAGAGCTGAACTACGAGCGGCCACGCATCGAGAACTTTGTAAGCACGTTGTCGGCTTCATTTGGGCTAAGTACGTTTATGGCCGGGCAGGTTGCTGCCGACCTCACCTATACCGAAAAACAGCTCGGCACGGCAGAAGACCTCTACACATACGCTCCGATCGGCCCCGGCAGCACTAAAGGGCTCAACTATCTTACGGGTCGTAAGTCAACGATGCCTTGGAACCAAGTCCAGTTCAACAAGAAACTGATCGAGATCAAAAACGCAATCGAAACCCAGCTCGATATTACTGACCTCACACTTCATGATGTGCAGAACGTCATGTGCGAATACAGCAAGTATGCACGCACTGTGGTTGGAGAGGGTGTGCCTAAAACTCGTTACAAGCCCGAAAAGGAGTTCTAAAACCATGGCCTACACAATCACCGCAACGAACGTCAACGAGGCCTTCGCGGAGGTTTTCTGGAAGCTCCGCACGTATCCTACACACGAGCGCAATACGCGTAACGGTCCGGCAATTACTTTTACCGATACGTTCATCATCACGTACCTCAAGCCTCAAGAGCGCGTATTGTTCCACGAAGGGCGCGACGCCAATCCGATCTTCCATTTGATGGAATCGATTTGGATGTTGGCGGGGCGCAATGACGTCGCGTTTCTGGAGCGGTTTAACAGCCGCATCCGGCAATACAGCGACGACGGCGTAACGTTTAACGCTGCATACGGTTACCGATGGCGTCGGCACTTCGGCTTTGACCAATTGCTCGCAGTGATAGACGTATTACGTCGCGACCCCCGAAGTCGTCAGGCGGTGGTGCAGATCTGGGACGCTGCCGATCTTACAAGGACAACCAACGACAAAGCCTGCAACACGCAAGTGATCTTTGAAACTCAAGCCGGGCAGCTCGACATGACCGTGCTGAACCGTAGCAACGACATCTGGTGGGGTGCGCTTGGTGCTAATGTTGTTCACTTTAGCGTGCTGCAGGAGTTTGTCGCCACAGCACTTCAGGTTCCATTAGGAGTTTACCGCCAAGTGAGCGCGAATCTTCACCTTTATCGCAATCTCTACAAAGCTGACCAGTACATTACGCTACCGCCCCAGGCCGGTGACTTTGATCGTTACTGGCGGGGAATGGTTACACCACGCCCGCTGATGACCGAGCCGGACCCGCAACTGTTCCTTTACGAATGCGAGTGGTTCTGCGTTGACCCGCTGGCTAACAACCCGTACCGTAACACTTTCCTGAGCGAAGTCGCCCGCCCGATGGCTATGGTCAGTGCGGCTCGGCGAGCAGGAGAGACTGGCCGGGCTGAGGCAGCTTCGGTTCGTGCTACCGACTGGCGCAGCGCTGCTATGGACTGGGTTGAGCGACGCGAAGCGGCTCGGAGACGCTAATTTTGCGTTTCAGGAAATGCGGCTTATACTTTTATACTCTAGCTTTATAACTTTTAACTCAAGACTACCGAAATGAGAAAAACCCTTCAGTTCATCATTAACGGAAGCGAAGTCAAACGCTTTCACACGCTCACAACGCTGCAAAACGAAACCGTCGGTCACCATTCGCATGGTGTTGCGTGTTTTACTCTACTGCTGAACCCGGACGCTAGCCGCCAGCTGATTTTGGCTGCGCTGTTTCATGATCTCGCCGAGCAGCACACGGGCGACATCCCCTCACCGGCGAAACGCGAATACGGCATAGGCGATCAAGTTGATAAACTCGAGCGGCGGCTAATGCTCGATGCCGGAATCGCGTACCCCGAGCTCAACGCCTGCGATCAGCGCACGCTCAAGCTCGCCGACATAGCTCACGGGGCGGTGTTTTGCCTACGCGAGGTTCAGCTCGGCAACCGGCGGATGCTCGAAGTCCACGACCGTTATGTTGCTTACGCCCATGAGCTAATTTTGGTAGGGCGTGAGCTTGACCTTTTCAACACCATTAAAGGGTTACGTTATGAGCGCTAACGAAAAACAAGTCGCCGGCTCACACTACCGTTCAGGCATTCAGCATTGGGATTATGTCGTCGCTAACGACCTTGACTACTTTCAGGGCCAGATCACTAAGTATGTAACACGTTGGAAACGTAAGAACGGTCTCACGGACCTGCTTAAAGCGCAACACTTCCTTGAGAAATATATCGAGATCGCTCGACACACTGAGCAGTCCGAAGGTGCTGAGCCTACTTCCAGCTACACCAATCAAGACAGATGAGCACTTGGGTGTTTGATACTGAGACTTACCGAAACCGCACGTTGTTCTGCGCCAAAAACGTAGACACCGGCGAGTGGTTCGACCTTTGGCGTCACGAGCCAGAGGCTCCTGCGCGACTCAAAAAGCTGCTCACCTCTGGGGGTACGTTTGTAGGGTTCAACTCGCGGGAGTTCGACAACATCATTGTGGCGGCGTTCTGCAACACCCGCACAGAGGCTGAAATCAAACGCATCGCCGACGATATCATCAGCAACCGCCTAGCGCCTTGGGCCGCGATGCGTAAGTTTATGTTGCCCGAAGTGCGATTTGATTGGATTGACCTCATTGAGGTAGCCCCGTCATTCGTAAGCCTAAAGGCCTACGGGGCGCGGATGCATATGCCCCGGCTCCAAGACTTGCCCATTCACCATAACGACCTGATACGTCCCGAGCAGGAGACGGTTCTTTTAGAATACTGCCACAATGACGTAGAAACCACGGCGGAGCTTCTACGGCACCTTGAGAAAGAAGTGTTGCTGCGCGTTGAGATGAGCCGGCGTTATGGAACCGACATGCGCAGCAAGTCCGATTCCCAAATGGCCGAGCAGGCTTATATCAGCAGCATGAGACTCGAGCGTCGCGAAAACGAAGTGCCGAAGAGCGTGCGCTATACACCGCCTAAGTTCTTGAAGTTCCAAGACGCGGCACTTCAACAGCTTCTTGAGCGCGTGGCGGCGCACACGTTCGAGATGAACCCCAGTACCGGGCACGTTGTCCTGCCTGAGTTCCTAGGGCACACCACTATCCCGTTCGGCCACGGGGAGTATCAACTCGGCGTGGGGGGTATACACAGTGTTCATGACCGAAAAGTTTGTCACGTTGCGGGGGTCGACGTCATCTGTGATATTGACGCCGCTAGCTTCTACCCCAGTATCATTCTGGAGTGCGGTTTTGTGCCTGCTGGGCTCGGTGAGGACTTCGTACGCGAGTATCGTAAGATCTACGAACGGCGGCTAGAAGCCAAGCGTTCTGGCGATAAGACTACGGGCGAGACGCTCAAGATTTCTTTGAACGGCACGTTCGGCAAACTCGCTAGCCGATACTCGGTGTTGTACTCGCCGGACCTGATGTTGGCTGTTACCCTTACGGGTCAGTTTACGTTGCTGATGCTCATCGAGTGGTTGGAGCTCGCGGGGGCTGTGACGCTCTCAGCCAACACCGACGGAATCGCTATTCGGTATCACGCGTCGCTTGAGACTACGATTCAGAAAGTCATCGGTCGCTTTAGCGAGGTTTCGCGGTTTGTGTTCGAGTTTACGCCGTACCGTGTTCTTGCGCTAAAGGACGTCAACAATTACATCGCCGTCAAACCTGACCGTTCGCTAAAAGTTAAAGGTATTTACGCGCCGTTGTCGCTCAAGAAAAACCCCACCGCGCAAGTCTGCGCCGATGCCGTGGGGCAGTGGTTGGCCCGAGGCACCCCGCTGCTCGACACGATATACGCTGCGCCGTTTCGCGATTTCATCTCAGCGCGTAACGTCACGGGTGGCGGCGCTCAGGCGGGGCAATACTTGGGTCGCGTGGTGCGGTGGTATCAATCAAACGACCCGGCGCTCGAGCCGATACGCTACCTCAAGAACAATAACAAAGTGCCTAAGACCGACGGTGCCCGAGCCTGCATGACCGTGGAGGACTTTGTTAAACACCCGGCTGATCTCGACTACACGTGGTATCGAAAAGAAGCTATCAAGATCGCAGTGGCGGTGGGTTGCGAAAGCTATCTTACTCCCGAAGAGCTCGCGCTCATCGCTCCGCCGCCTAAACAACCTAGGAAACGCAAAAATGACAACATCACAACAACCCGGTAACACCCGCACCGTATTCGTCGTTCAGGTCGACAACAGCAAAGACCTCAGCGACGCCCGGCGCTTCGGTCAGCTGAGGGCGGTGTTTAGCCGCCCCCGCAAACCGTACAACACTCGCATGATGATCGCTAAAGCGCGGCGGGTGCTGAGCGAATGGGAGCCGGGGGACTACCTGCTGATGGTTGGGGATCCGTCGCTATGCGCCATATGCGCCGCGCTGGTCACCGAGCAGGACTACAAGTTGAACCTCTTGAGCTGGGACCGCGAACTGTTCCAGTACATCACACATCAGTGGGACTTTGGGCAGGGTGCCGAGGACTACGACGATTTCGCAACGGCGGACGACTAACCGCCTCTACTCAGAAAGGAGAAACAAAATGTCAAAAGAGAAGCAACCCGCCCCCAGCAGTTGGCAGGACACGCTGCGCCGGGGTAAGCAAGCCGTTCCGCCGCGTTTCGTCATTTACGGCGGTCACGGGATAGGTAAGTCGACGCTCGCTAGCCAGTTTCCGAGCCCGATTTTCATTAGCACCGAGGACGGTCTCGACTCGCTAGACGTGACGAGCTTTCCCCGAGCGATGAAAATCAGCGACGTGGTTGATAGCATTAAGACGTTGATCAAAGAAGACCATCAGTTCAAAACCGTGGTTGTTGACTCGGTTGACTGGCTGATTGAGCCGCTCATCGTGAGCAATGTGGAGTCCTCGCATGAGGCTAAAGACCTCGCCTACGGCAAGGGGCAGATGCTCGTCGCGGAGGAGTTTCGTGAGATCCTGCAGGGGCTAGACGTGCTACGGCTCAAGCGCGGGATGAACGTGGTGCTGATTGCGCATGCGGCGGTGGTGAAGTTCGAAGACCCTCGCACCGAGCCGTATGACCGTTATCAGCCCAAACTCCCCAACCGCTGCAACGCGCTGCTGCAGGAGTGGGCGGACGTCATAGCGTTCGCGGCGTTCAAAGTCATCATCCGCAAGTCTGACACCGGGTTCAACAATCAAAAGACCCGAGGCGTGACGACCGGCGAGCGGCTGCTGCACTTTGTTGAGAATCCCGCCTATGCCGCAAAGAACCGTTACGGTTGTCCTGACGAGATTGAGATGAAGATTGAGAATCTCGAAAAACTCATCCCCATTGCCGCTTAATTAAAGGAGCCCCTTATCATGGCAAAGTTTGGATTTGATAGTTCAGAAGTTGATGTTTCCGCCCCCGCCGAGTATGACCCCATTCCCGAGGGTGAATACATTTTGAAAGCGCTCGACGCTGAGGAAAAAGCCACTAGCGCCGGAACCGGGTCGTACATCAAAGCGAAGTTTGAAGTCGTCAAGGGCGAACATGCGGGCCGCCTCTTGTGGCAGAACTTCAACATCAACAACCCGAGCGAAAAGGCGCAGCGCATCGGCCGTCAGCAGCTCGTCGCCTGGGCCACGGCATGCGGCAAGCCCGAAGCCGACGACACCGACAAGCTGCTCGAGAAACCTTTCCGGGCGGCGATTTCGATCGAGCCCGCTAGCAACGGCTACAAAGCGAGCAACAAGATCAAAGCGTTCTTGTTCAGCGATGAAGCCCCCGCCGCAGCCCCCAAGACCGCTGCGCCCAAGGCCGCCGCACCTAAAGCCTCCGCGCCGAGTCGGGCACCGGCGGCTTCAGCAAACCCCTGGGACTGAGCGCCGTGGTAGCCATCCCGCCCAAACCCGAGCAGCAGGTCATTAGCCGTATTTATGACGCTATTCAAAAAGAGAAAGCAGATTCTGAACTGTACTTGGGGCGGCTTGGCTCGTCGGGGATAGGCGAGGAGTGCGTTCGTCAGGTGTGGCTCAACTGGCGAGGCTTTGCCCGTGAGCAGTTTGACGGACGCCTTCATCGCCTTTTTGAGACGGGACACCTTCAGGAGGCGCGAATCGTAGCGGATTTGCGCCGTGCGGGGTTCGCGGTCTGGGACAAACAACCCGACGGACGTCAGTATGAGTTCGGCGACCCCACCGGACACTTCATTACGAAAGTGGACGGTGTGGTCAGGGATGTGCCGGAGAGCGACAAACCGCACCTGCTCGAGGTGAAGACGCACAACAAGAACAGCTTCAGTTCGCTGTTAAAGAAAGGCGTAGCTGACTCAAAACCTTCTCATTACGCTCAGGTTCAGATCAGTATGGCGCTCGGCGGCTTTAAGCGGGCGCTGTATGTGGCGGTCTGCAAGGACGACGAGCAGTTCTACGTCGAGCGTATTCGGGAAGACCCCGCCGAGCAGGGCCGGCTAAAAGCGCGAATCATCAAACTCACGGAGGCTCGACTACGCCCGGCCGGAATCAGCGATGATGGGTCGGGTTTCGGCTGCAAGTTCTGTAGCATGAAAGCCGTCTGCACCCGTGAGGTTGAACCCTTGCGCCATTGCCGCACCTGCCGTATGTGCACCCCAGGGCCGGAAGGCCGGTGGGTGTGCGAACTCAACAATAACACCCTCACCCTCGACGAGCAGCGGGCCGGGTGCGAACACTACGAGGCGTTATGATCACAATCGGCATTGACCCCGGCTTGAGCGGGGCGGTGGGGATACTTAAAAACGGACGATTCGTCGCCGTCGAGGACATGCCCACCGTCGCTAAGGGTTCGGGTAGCGTTAAAAGCGAAGTTGACGCGGTGGGGCTTCTGAAGCTTCTGAGACACTATGCCCCAGCGGACGAAGACGCGGAAGTTGCGCTTGAGCGCGTCAACGCTATGCCCGGCCAGGGGGTGAGTTCAGTTTTTAGTCTTGGGGACTCGTTCGGTGTGGCTCGAGCAGCGGTTTCCGCCACGCGACTTCATATTGTATACGTAACCCCTGCGGCTTGGAAAAAGTATTTTCAACTGAGCTCTGATAAAGAGCTGTGCCGAGCGTACGCGATCAGGACCTACCCCGAGGCACCGCTCAACCTCAAGAAATACGCCGACCGGGCCGAGGCGCTCCTCATGGCGCGATGGCTTTATATGTCAAAGCATAGGTAGAAAAAACCCTCAAGTTTTTCAACTTGAGGGTGAAGCCGCCCTCATGGACGAAAGGGCGACGAGGAGTCCCCACAGACACTCAGGGACCAGTAAAGCCGGAGTATATTGACGGTGCGGGGAGCTGGGCTCCGCTCGCTAACGCACCGAACCCTTTGGCTTGAGAAACTGCGCGATCTTTGGCTTTGTCGTATAAGTAAAGCGCCAGCGGCGAAACCATCGCCACGGCGGGCCCACCGACGCGGGTCTGCGGAAACGGCAACAACGACGCCGCCGAGCCCAACGCGCCGCCCCCGGCGATCATCGAGCCGATGACGTCACCTTCAGAACCTCGACGGAAAGCCTCTTGGCCCAACTCCGCTGCGCCCAGGCCACCTAGCATTCCCGTAAGTCCGGGAAACGCCCGAGGCGCTATCTGCATACCGCGTGACATGCCGCCCGTTACGCGTGACAGGGCCGACGGACGCTGCGGGGGTTGCGCAGGTGCGGGAGGTGCGGGGGCTGTGCCTTGAGGTGGCGGAATGTCCGCATAAACCTGACTCGAAGGTAGCAAGACCCCTGAAGGCGTCGAGGTGAGACCGGGGGCTTTCGCGAGCAGGGACTTCGCGTCACCCGACACAAGACCTTGGCGCTTGAGCTGCTCGATGACTTTGGCCTGCTCATTAGCGGCGGCAGCCTGCTGGGAGGTGCCTACGTTGTAAGTCTGTTGTCTCGCAAGACCCGTAGTCCCTGCATTCGTGGTGCCTTGCATCTGCCGGGTGTGCATCGGATCCGTGGGTATCGGCGCTGGAGGGGTGGCGGTCGGTTGAACCGCCGGAGCGGCGGGCTGGGCCGAACTCCGTAGCAGATCAGCTGCGGCCTGCGCTGCCCGTTCCCTACCCGTTTCGGCGAACCGGCCTGCTTGCGCACCTAGGCTAGCCCCCGCAACATCAATAGCAGCGCGAGTAGCGGTAGGGTATTCTTGAGCCACTTTTCCGGGAAGCTCTTTAACTTCCTCGACGAGCTTATCACGCCGTTGTTGATCGGTGAGTTGGCCGCCGCTGGTTTCTTCAGAGCTTGCGGGTTCTTCAGAGCCGAGCAGGCCGGGCTGTTCAAAAGCCCTGAGTCCGGAAATGTCTTTTACGTAAGACTGCGTCTTTTCGGGCAGGGGGTTCTTCTCAGGGTTAGAAAAGAACGGATGATCAGGGCCGGTATTGTATGCCGCCACCGCCATGGCCGACTGATTGGGTAGACCTGAAAAACGCTCAAGGTGGCTTTTCAGAATGGTTAGGCCGATGTTGATGTTCTTTTCTTCATCAAGAAGATCTTTAGGTGAAAACCCGTACTGCTTGGCGGTGCCGGGGCGCACCTGCATGATACCGATCTCGTCAAGTTCGCCGGGTTTCATCGTGAAACCGCTCTCGCGATACGCCAACGCCATCGCTAAGCGAGGGTTAACACCGAGTGATTCGGCTTGGCGGCGGACCATTTCAGCTACGCGCTGCTGCTCGGCAGTCAGGCCTGCGGCTTCTGCTTGCGAATCGGCCATTTTTATCTGCCTTTCAAAATTGAGTCCATTGCGGCGTTGGCCGCGCTGTAATCAGAAGTACCAGATGAGCGCCGCGCTTGACCGCTTCTACCCCCCGCAGAAGAAGGCTGAAAGTTCATAATCGAGTCGCGAACACCCTGAATACTGTCATCGTACTCCTTGACCGCCGCCTTATACTCGTCGGTATCTTTGAAGTCGCGCACACTGACGCCGCGTTTCTGCGCAGCGCGGAAGATATCAGCTGCTTTTTTGTCAAACTCAGCGCGTAGCTTAATCAGTTGTGCCTTGGCGACTATACCCTCTGGGGTGTCTTTGATAGACCCGCCCAGTTGGCGAACAACCTCGGCTTCCATATTTGAAACACTACCTTCACCCTTGTAAAACAACTTCCTAAAATTAAGCTCCAGCGTAGTCGAGGCAGCTGAGGCGAGCTCAGCGGCGCGTATCTCAGCTGGTGTGCGGGTGGCGGTGCGAATGGCCTGCTCGATCGAAGGGATGCCGATATTGTACGACCCGACACGCAACGTATTTTCACCCAGTTGCCCCAACGCGCCGAGGAATCCCGACTGAGCCAGAATGCCGAATGTACGTTTGGTGTTCGGATTGCTAGCCAGTTGAATGAGCGTATCAGCACTGCGGATGAGGTCGGGCGCAACTTTAGCATCCGCAGCGATTGACTCTTCAAGTTTGACGTCACCTTTAGCGCGTTCCCTAGCCCGCTCGCCGGAGGCCTCGAGATCTTCCTGAGTCTGCCGTCCCGCGAGAAGGCCTCTAACCTTTTGCACTTGCGCCTCGCCGGTCAACCCGCCAATCTGCCCAACGATTTTACGGTACTCGCTCGGCGTCATCCAAAACCGACCCTCAATGCCGGGGAAACTGTAGGGCTTTTGTTCTTCCGGCCCCGTAAACACCACCTCTCTTGTGCGCGTGTCAACGAGGTTCCCGCCCACCACCATGAGGTTTTTACGCTCATCTTCGCGCAGGTTCAAAACAAATTTAGCCAGCGCCTGAACCCGTGGGTTGTTGCTTATAGCCATCGCACTCAGCTGCGGGCCGGTGAGTTGGTCGAGCGTTGAACCTTCCTGCGGGCCTCTGGCAGCAGCGAGGGTTGGGGTTGCTTCAGTCGGTCGGGGCGCTAACGGCGCACCCGCAACGGGTTCGGCCGCCGGGGCTCCTTCAGCCGTCGCCGGGGCCGCTGCTCCTTCAGCCGCTGGGGCGGCGGTGGGCGGTTTGAGCATTACGCGCAACATAGCCTCATCGCGGCTGGCCTGCTGAGCGCCCAACTTAGCCGCCGCGAGGTCTTTACGCATCGCGATGTTTTCCAGCATGCGCTTTTCTTCGGCCTGCTGCGCGGGGCCGACCGCTGCCGCTACGTTAGCAATCGACTCGCCGAACTTGCCGGTCTTTGTAGGAGCCAGAAACCCCTGCGCCATCGCGAGCAGCACCGGGTCAAAGAGCTGCTGCCGGTTGGTTAGGGCTTTCTCAAGTTCGTCTTGAATACGTAAAAAGTCGTCTAGGCTCTTCTGCTCTGCCGGGTTGGCGGCGTAAAGCGAAGGGGATTGCAGAGCGCCTTTTGATGTGCTCATAGGTTATCCTCCGCTTCGGTCAATAATCGGAGCGTCGCCAGGGTACGCAATTTCTGGATATTGAGTTTCAGTACCTTTGAATATATTTCCAATAACATCGATAATTTTATTACCCACACCTTGACCACCTGTCGGAAAGGCCGCACCCACTAGCGTACCTAGACCGGCAATTTGAGACAACGGAGACGGACCCATTACGGTTGGTATAGTCTCAGCGGTTTCAGTTGAGCTCGTCGGGTAAGTGTAACCGCGCATGATTTCAGCTACGTTCAAGGCTCGCTTGAGCGGTGCTTCGACCTTGGATTGATCGTAAGCCAACTTGGCTGCGCCTACGTCACTCAACGTCTTGAGCCCTGAAGTGGCGGCCTGCTGTTCCTGCGATCCTAGGCCGCTCAGAGCTGTGGTAGCGCCGGTGAGGTTTTGCTGCTGTTTGAGGGCGGCGTCCAGCGCGGTTTGAAAACCTTTGGAGCGAGCAGCGGTCTGCTGCGCCTGAAGGTTAGCGGCGATATCGGCTAGCGCCTGACCGCTTATTGAGCCGGTGCGTGCGCTCCCGAGCGCTCCGCCCATACCGCTCACACCCAACGCCTTGAGCGCGGGCAACACATTACGCTGCACGTTGATATCAGACTGCTTCTGCATCTCATCGATGACTTGCTGTTGGTAGGGGTCGTAAAACGACCTCAACTCATCTGAAAAAACCGGCTTACCTTGAGCGTCATACGTGAGTCCGATGTTGCGGCCAGCAGCCTTCCCGGTCGCGAGCGCCTGATCCAACACACCTTGATAACGGGTCAGATCGGACAGCTCAGGCAGATTAGCATTCGCCGCCGGGGTCATAAGAGTTTTGTAAAAATCAGGCAGTTCCGCAATCAGTTCCTGACCGGTAAACGGCTTAACCGTAGGTGCGGTGCCTGGAGTTGTTTCGGTGGCCGGGGTGCCGGGAGTCACGGTACCCAGCGCACCCATTCCCGCCTGAGACAACGAGGTCAGGTAATTAGTAAGATACTCCGGCGCTTTCGCGGCCGAGGTCTTAGTTAGTTCGACGGGATCCGGAGCGGAACCTTCAAATAATCCGGCCATGTTATTTGCCTTTCTTCAGGTAATCGAGCGGGCTTTTGTGCGCCGGCGGCGGGAGGTCTTTCGGGTGCTTTGAGCGAGCCCGGTCTCTGATCTTATGCATCATTTCGTATAGCTTTTTGGTTCCGGCTTTAGTGGAGCCGTTTCCGAGGGCGCTGACCACGTCCGCCGGGAACACGAACTCCCCATCAGCGAGCCACGCCGGAATATCATCCGACTGCCCGTCACCGGGGCCAGCCACATGCTTACCATCGCGGAAGTCTTCACGTGTGTGCCCACCTTTGGCGTACATCATTTGAATGTTCAACGGGGATACTTTCCCGCCTGATTTGAACACCGGAACGTAGTCCGATTCATTATAGCTTGAAGATTCTTCATCGGGCAAGCCCAGAACTTCATCAATCGAGGGCTCTTGGCCATAGGCGTAATAGGGCATAGCACCGCGCTCCGTTAAAACATTAGCTAGTTCGGGTTGTATCTGTTTGAGCAAATCTTGCTGCTCGGCGGGTTGTTGCAAGGCTTGAAACTCAGCGAGCGGATCAAGATACGTATTACGCTCCTTAGACTTCAAAAACTGTGGACCTAACCAATCGACCGCAGCCGCAGCCCCCATCATTGCGGGCAGCATCATAGCGGACCCGCTACCCGATTGAGATGTCTTGGGTTTGATTTCCTTGACGGGTTCTTCCGGAGGACTAACTTCTGCTTTGACGGGCTCAAGCGGTGCAATAATGTCGATCTTGGGGGGATCGCCAACGTCAAGATCCTCAAAAACAGTTTCCCGACCTTCAGGATCTGTATACGTTACTTTAGTGTCTCCGTCAGGGCTCCAAGTCACAGTCACTTTGGTGTTCGTGTTTGTGTCTGTAACAACCTGCGTCGTGATGTTTGTGTTGGTGTCAACCGTAACGTCTGTTGAGCGAGTGCCGTCAACTGTCGTTTGAGTGGTCACACCTGTGCTTACATCGCTTGTGGTTGTGGTGGTCGTGCTGCCACTAGTCGTTACTTGTGTGGTGACGTTGTTATTAGTTGTTGTGGTCGTTGACGTATTGCTTGTACTGTCAACCACAGTCTGGCTTGTTACGCCCGTGCTAGCATCCGTTGCAACGGTTGATGTGACATTGTTGTTTGTTGTGCTATTTGCCGTGATGTTTGAGTTCGCATTCGTAGCTGCCGTGATAGCCGTGTTTACATCCGTGCCAGCAGCGACCGCAGCCGTAATGGAAGATGCTGTAGCAGTTGAAGCGTTAGCCCCTGCATTAGTGGCCGAGTCAACCGCAGAACTAATAGCGGTGCCTGCATCAACGCCGTTTGCGATTGCTGTTGATACGGCCGTGTTCGTCGAACCTACGACGACTGCTGTCGCATTGGCACCACTCTGCGTAGCCGTCGAGACGGCCGCAGCTACCGATGATGCGATAACGGTCGAGGCGTCTGCCCCGGCGGCCAAGCCTGATGCAACTGAAGATCCAACGGTTGAGGAGACCGCCATCGAAGCGTCAACGCCGTTGTTGAGCGACGCGGTAACGGAGCCTGCAACAATCGTGCTGACGGCTGTTGAGGCATCCGCACCGCTGCTTAAAGCAGTCGAAAGACCCGTGTCAATTGAAGCAGTAATAACGGCTGACATGTCACCGCCAGACTTTGCGGCTGCGTTAATCACGGTTGAAACCGCTGCACCAGGGGCAAGACCATTATTTATCGCAGTCGTAACCGAGCCGGTCGATGCCTGCACGATGTCGCCAGTCTGAGCGAGCGTGTCATTAAATGAGGCTTGAACACCTGAGCCAATCGATGTTGATGCGGCCTGATCAAGCGTATCAAGTTTAGTGCCTTGCATGGACCCTGCCGTAACGCCGCCATACAAAAAGCCACCAGTCATGTTAGTGAGCGCGTTTGCAGCGTCAACAGGCCTGCCTAAAGCCAAATCTATCGACCCGGCAATACTGCCTTCCTCGATCACTTCCTGCGCTGACTCTTTCAGCGTGGTCTTGCCAACTTGCCCTACGCCACTTGTAGGTATTTCATCAGCCTGGCTACCAAAGACTTTGCCGGCCACCTTGCTTAAACCAGCAGCACCGCCCGCTAGGGCTACAGTGACGCCTGCGGCCGTGCCGGCAGCTTTTTGGGCAGCTTGATGCGCATCTTCCTTGGATGCGCCTTTGGCAATTTGAGATTCATATTCAGTGTTGTAAGCAGCGCCGCCATTTTCTAAAGCCGATGCAACAGTTTCTTTGACTAAAAAACTTCCTGGGAACTTGATCGTTGCAAGCTGCAAAACCTCTTCAACAACTTCACTGCCAACGGCTGCGCCAAAAGCCTTGGGATTGTTAAATGCAGTTGAAACTAAATTTCCAACATTCGCAGCAAAGTCTCTAATACCAGATGATTCGCCAACCTTCTGAATTGCAGCGTTGATGTCGGCTTTACCTTTGGTAATGTCAGCGCCTTCTGCTGCAGTAGCAGCATTTGCAATCTGAGTTGCTTTATTAAGTACTGCTGCTCCAGCATCTGTAAAGCCTAAGGCACTCAACACGCCAGCAATCGAATTAGCGCCAAAACTCGCAACACCTTGCGCGGCAACGCTTCCAAGCACTGAGTCTACTCTTGGCTTTTCCATTGTGACTGTGCCAGTAGTAGAAGGCATTTCTTTGCCAGTGCTATTGACTGATGCAGGTGTGATTAGCGTGCCTGATTTGCCTTCGGCAATAACAGCGTTAACCGCCTGCACATATTTAGCGTAATCAGCATCGCTTGTACCGCCGCCTGCGGCAATAAACGCAGCGCGGTTATGCATACCATTAGGAGCAACATAAGGTGTGTCGGTAACTGCCGCAGGTGTCGTAGTTTTAGTCGCGCCCGTTAAATCGGGCCTTTCTTCTGCCGTAGCCGTGCTGTAGAGCTTGCCGCCATAATTGAAAGTAGCGTTGGGGCCAAATTCTTTCCGCGCTATCGCATAAGCATCGTTGAATGATGCGGCGTTTTTAATGCTTTCA